GTGGTCAGGGTCTTGTTGGTCAGAGTGTCGGTCGTTGCCTTGCCTACCAGGGTGTCTGAGGCGTCCGGGAGCGTGTATGTGCGTACTGCCGTTGCTGCATTCGTCAGGAACGATGTGAAGGTGTTTGCTGCATTGATCATGTTGTGTTTGAACAACGTCAAACCAACCACGCCACCGGAGCCATCACGGACTACAGAGGCTGCAGAGGCTGCTGCAGCTGTTCTATCCAAACCGGTTTGCACCCTGTCTGCTGCTGTTGCTGTACTGTCAAGTCCGGTCTGCACTTTATCTGCTTCTGCCGACACAACGTCCGCATTGGTCAGCACGACGTCTGCGTTGGTGGCTACTTTATCTGCTGCTGTTGCGATACGGTCCAGCCCGGTCTGCACTTTGTCGGCCTCGGCCAGAACAACGTCTGCGTTGGTGGCGACCTTATCGGCTGCCGTGGCAACTCGGTCAAGACCCGTCTGTACTTTGTCGGCCTCGGCCAGAACAACGTCTGCGTTGGTAGCTACTTTGTCGGCGGCTGTCGCCACCCTGTCAAGGCCTGTCTGTACCTTATCGGCTTCAGCCAGCACAACGTCTGCGTTGGTGGACACTTTGTCTGCGGCTGTCGCTATCCGGTCCAGGCCTGTCTGTACCTTATCCGCTTCAGCAAGTACGACGTCGGCGTTTGTTGCAACTTTGTCTGCGGCTGTTGCAATACGATCTAACCCAGTCTGTACTTTGTCTGCTTCAGCCAGTACGACGTCGGCGTTTGTTGCAACTTTGTCGGCTGCGGTGGCCACCTTATCTAAACCGGTTTGCACCCTGTCTGCTGCTGTCGCTACACGGTCTGCTGCAGTAGCTACCGCGTCAGCTGCAGCTGCAGTGGCGCTGGCAGACGCATTCGAGGCGTACGTAACGGCTATATTTCCATAGTTACTTGTAGCAGCGCCGCCGTTGTCCAATTGTCCACCGTCTGCAACGGAGCCCGTCGTCCCGGCCTTCTGTGTGTATGCCATACTTTCTCCTTATATAAGGCCAAAACCATTTGCGTTTACGCGTATATTCCCACCGCTGGCTCTCCGCCACTTTTCTTCTTTGTTCATTGACGTCAAATCTTCCATTACTTTCTTCTCGTAACGAAGCTCCATCTTTTCATCAAACAAGTAAGCGCCAAGATGCTTCAATGCACCCCAGATCAAGAGACGTTCGTTCTGATCTCTTAACCAGTTCGAAACTTCTTTACCGATATAGTACTTAGTGGTGACAACCCCATTAGCCAGTGCCTCGGCATTCGTGGCGTAAGGTACACCCAGCGCAAAGTACAGGGGTGTGTCAGTAATCACGTCGGTAAGTGTCAGGTATGGCTGCTCACCGTCAGTCAGTTCAACAGTATAGTTGATGGGTATGACACTGTACTGGGCGTTCAGATCGGGCAATCGGTGGTAGTAACCAATCTCGATGGTGTCACCGACGTCCAGCTGAGGGCGGATAAATAATGCCTCTTCCTTCCACATCCAGTGGTACGGTGAGTGCTTCTCCGAATGGGTATCAAAGAAGGTCCGTGAGTCAACAACTTCATTAAACACGTCTGAATGCGACGATGTGGTTGACACCGTACGGACGTAAATGAATTGGGTCAGGTCAGAGGGTGCCGCAAACGAGGTGTATGCGTCGCCACCATCATGTTCGTTGTCTGCCTGAACAACTGTGTAGGTGACTGTCGCTTCGAGTGCCGGGATCCGGAGTACCCGGTATGCTTCATCTGCGCTATACTTGAGGCAATCGCTGATTATGGATGTGGAAATAGTGGCGGCCTCGGCCCTCGCCGACCAATCTCGGGTTTTAGCGACTAACGCGTCGAACTTAGGTGTGCTCATTTACTATCCTTTCAAATTTGAAACCGTGGTGGGTATTTCTGCGGCCATTTAGACAAGCGTATAAGTTACCTGAGCCGAAACCATAAGAAATAGCCTCTGCTTCACCATTTATAATGAGCACCTCACCCGTAAGAACGTTGGTTGCTTTGATACCCCCTTTAAAGCTAGGGTTTAGTTTTCCGGCCTTGACTGGCTGTCTGGCCCTTAGGTTTGCTAATTGCTCCTCGTTAAGCTTTCGGCCTCGCATCTTTGCAATAGCGGCATCAGTATGCTTATAGCCTGTACTGCAAAATGGAGTTGTACCCCCAATAGCCAGATTCCAACCTATGCTGATTTCTGGCCTAAGCATTCTTTCTATATCGCGGGCTTCCTTTTGGGTAAGTTCAGATGTTACTATTTGTTTCTCAAGGTTATCCCAACCATATTTATTTATGGCGTTTCCGAAATGGGCGTTAGCTGGTCTACGTTTATGGGTTAAGAACCTTTCGCGAGGGTTCTTTGTTATACCTACATAGCCCTCGCTATTGATATCATTATGGGTAGCTAATCGCACCCAGTAAACACAGTAGACAGGTAGCATCCTACGCTCCTAGTTTTTAATGTTGCTTGTCCTGAGATAAGCATAATCACTGTTAATGATGGACTTCAGCTTAGTCAGGTTGGCGGGGTTTGACATAAACTCCGGGGAGTGTACGTCCAGCTTATACTTTGCCAAGATATCAATAGCCACGATATCAGGTAAGATCGCAAACGAGCGATACTGCCTGCCGTTACGGGAGATACTGTCGATGTCTCTCTGCTCCTTAGCATAGTCAGTGTACGCCTCTGTGTCTTGTGTCAGCTGGTAGGTGTCTTTAGTGTCCTTGACAATAAAGCTGTGTGCGTTGTTGTCCTGTGATCTGTATCCCATTGTGTCTTGTCCCTTGTTTACAGTGCGCCGTTGCTGAGTACCGCGTTGAATGCCCCGTCAGTAGACTGTGTGCCAAACTCGTAGAGTACGCCACCTGTGGTGAAAGCCACGATGCCCGTGACGATGACAACGGTCTGGGCAACCGCTGTGGCTGCATCGTTGTACTTGACTGCTGTGATGAGACCTCGGGTGACGTGACCGGAGGCGTTGTCGGTGGCGGCACCTACGGTGTCAGCTGCCGTGGTGATCTGTACCACACCACCTTCAGGGATCATCGTTTTGATGCCGTTCGAGGCGGTGATTCTTAAAAAGTTCATTTTGTTTTCCTTTATATTTCGAAGGCTTTCTCAAGCCGCGTCTTCCTTGAGGAAGCCCTCCAATAAGAAGGGAGGCGACCTTATGAGTCGCCCCCATTCACCTTAACTCATAAAATATGAGCACGGTTTTGATTACAGGCCTGACAGACCAAACACCAGGGACGCGCCTTTTGGGTTGCGTACTTCCAGAGTACATTCCTGTACGATCTGTCCGATGATCGAATCACCGGATTGGCCCAGATCCACTTCCTGCAGAGGCCGCAAGGTAGCGACACTGAACCACATTGGATCATAGATCAATGCAGAGAAGTTGGCTACGTTGACAGCCGCAGGCGCAACAGCGGAGGTCCCGTTAAACACGTTGGCACCAGGCGAGTGGGACAGACCCATGATGTAGTTAGGTACAACCATGATGTCGCCGAAGTCAGACATGTAGATCTCCACCGACTGACGCAGCTTTCCGGACTCGTCGATGTTACGACGGACGTTCGAGTCAGCTGCCTGAGCCTTGGCCGAGAAGATGCGACGGTTAACCGGCGACAGCATCAGCTTGGTGGCTTTACCACCGTTTTCATAGACAGCCTGCATAGCCACGTCGATGTGCGACAGGGCCAAGGAGACCTTCGTAATGGCGCTACCCGTGTACACACCCGTAGTGCCGCCGCCCGGATTGGTCGGGGCAGTGTACGTCGCACCAGTCGCCACGTTGAACGCGGTGGCTGGGGTCGTGGCAGCAGCCGAGTAGTTAATCCACGCCTGATAGCCACCGAAGGTACGGGTGCTGGTTGCATTGCTGGAGTTCCAGCTGTGGACCATGTCAAATTCCACATCGCGCCGGAGTTCCGTGCCACGCTTTTTCAATTGATACGCATATTCATCTGCGACCATTTTATTCATTACAATTCGTTAATTTGTAACCGTTTAACTTTGTATCCACCTGAAGTTGTGTGGGAAACACCACGATAACACTTTAGAAGACCATGAACAGACAGGCCAAGTCTTTTTGCTGTAGGTCTTAAACCACTGCATAAAGTTTCGGTTCCATCTGGGCTGATCAAAATAAACTTAGCTTCGTTAGACAAGTTGTAGCTTGCTAACCTACCACAATCCGCTGCTTGTTGCCCACCTGCTTTTGCAGCAAGTGGTTGCACGGCTTGTATTTGGCCAGTTTCTTTTGCAATACGACCACCAACCTTACCGCCCATTGATGCGATAGATTTTAAGTGACCTGACTCAACGTTCTTTTTGCCGGATTTGCTAGCACCAAGTCTCATAGCTTTTGCCATAATCTCTTCTTTGCCAAGAATTCCGCTAAGACCTAAGGCAGCAAGGTAGTCTCCCATGTCTCCTGTTTCCAGAAAACGTAGGTAATGCCAGATGCCGTGCTCAAAAGCACTGAGTTCTATTGTATTGCCTTCTTCATATTTACCACCAGCATGGCCGGGGACTATACGATGAGTGTGTTTCATATTTCCTTTTAGTTAAACTGCTATATGTTACCATATAGATTAGACTATATCATCATCCGCTTGGGATGCTATGCGCTTCCACCCACTTGGGTGTACGAGATTTCTCTCTAGTCGTTGCTCTTTCCTCTTACGAGGCTTAGATCAGGATTGTCCCTGCGTTAACAGTAGGATGTTCCCTGAGTTCACATAGTTTGTTCAATACAGATTACTCTGTAAGGGGGCCTTCTTGGATGAAACCCGCTTGATCAACTGCTCGCTTGGTACCAGTTACGGTAACAGTCTTGCTGTTGATCTGGGTGTAGTTGCCGAGACGCGTACGGAACAGCTCAGCTGCTTGTGCGGCATTCTGCGTGGCGTAAGATACGCCCTCAGCCACTGGTGCGGACACTGCCACAGCCAATTCGTCAGTTTGCCACTCGTGCAGAACAGCCGTGGCCTTAGACTTGCCGATGGACGACAAGAATGCCGTCTCATCCCGCGAGATCATAGCGATGAAATTCGCCAGATCCTCTTTCTCGCCTGCGTTACCTGCGTTACCAGTTGCGCTTGCGCTGCGGATTGCGGCCTTAGGGCCACCCGCGTTAAATGTATTACCTGCCATTTTAATTTTCCTTTATAGTGAAATCATAGTTTTCGACTAATAGAAGAAATTCGTTTAAGGAAGTCAAGCTCGTCGCCCTTATCCCCTTGTCCAGAAAGAACCTTGTTGCGGTTTGCTTGATTGCTTTGTTGCTCCCGCTGCAAGCTTGGTGTGCCCTTCTTAGAGGGTACCGACTTGGTCACGGGGGTTTCTTTGCGTCGCATTGCACCCACATCTTTTGCATTCTTGAGTTTACGATAGTCGTTCAGCAGCTTTACAACGTTGGCATCATAGACACTGTTAAGCAGCGCCTCCGGGATACCTTCTTTGAGGGCAAACTCGCGAACGCTTCCAGCTACCTTTTCGTTAAAGTCTGGAATGGCGATTTTGATATCGACATTAAACTTCTCAAGGAGCGATTTTTGTTGTTCCGCTTGTTGCGCTTGCCATTGTTCAGTCACAAGTTTGGTCTTCTCTTCACGCCCATTACGGGCTTTCCAATAGTCCTCTTGCACTGACTCTCGTTTCTCTTTCAACTCTCGTGCTGCATATGTGTCGCCCTCGTCTCGCGCCTTCTCGATATCAGCGGAGATCTTATGGTACTGGGTCTGCAGAGCATCCTCAGTGGCCGTCAGGTCGGAATTCAATGCAGTGCCAATCTTAATCAGATCAGCCAGCTTTTCGGTTCTTTCTATTTCAACTTGTTTCTTCAGTTCGCCAAGTTTTCGCCCTTCGTTTGACAGGTGTTGGTCGGTTGCATAACCCTTCCGTACTTCCTCAAGGGTCAGGTGTTGTACCTTACCGTCGATCTTTACGGGGATTTTATACTCCCAGTCGATTGAATCCTCTGAGGGTAACTCTGCTTCGCGGGTAGATTCATCATCCGCATCTGCTGGTGCCTCGGTCTCGTCAGTCTCATTACCTTCATCTGTCGCGTTTTCAGACTCTTCCTCAGAAGCAGGGTCTTTGCCTTCTGTATCGTCGTCTTGAGTCAGGGCGTCCTCAACATCATCGGGTGGAGATTCGTCAGAGGCTCCCAATAGCTTTGCCATCGGGGAGTTCTTCAGAATGTCTGCCATGTTGGGGACTGCTGTCTCACTACTTGCTGGTCCGTCGTTCTGCGCTGCGTCAGCTGAAGAGACTTCAGATGCGGGCGTAGATGTGGAGAGGCTTGCTGGTAGGTTCATTTAATTCTTTTCCTTGTGTCTTATTCAGTTGCAGCGGCAGCGATCTTCTTGGCTGCTCTTGCTTGGGTCATCTTTTCACCGAAGCCCATAGGTGTTTCTTTTTGGTCAAGCTTGCTGATAATATCGATGGCGTTCTGTACGTTGACAAGTGTCGGGGCAAATGATACCACTCGCCCAACACCACCAGCTTCACCACAACGCTCGATCTCAAGCATTAATTCGGTACGTGCTCTCATCAGCACTTCGATAGCTTTGTTACTCATTCGTCTCCCCTTCATGGGATTGTTTATCTTGTTTGTTCAAAAAGCTCATGTTCTTTCCGTATCTCTCAATTCCAATCAACTTCTCTTTTACACTGCCTAAAGCCATCGCCGTACTGTAAAGGTACTCTCGTTCCTTGGTTGCATGTGGTTCTGTCTTGAGCCAACTGACAAAGAGGTCACTCAGGATCTCTGAGTATGCCTCTCCGAAGAACTGTTCTCTTTCGCGCATCACGAACTGGGCCCTGCCGAGGGCCACTTGAGCGTCTCGGAAGGGTTCGATCGGTTTGTACTCGCCGTCTGCATTCATTACGGGCCTAACCTTCTTGTTAAATGCCTCTCTGTACTTGT